CAAGCAACGTTGTGGAAGCATCTGCCTCAGTGCCAACCTACTCACTATCAGCTCAACTATCTTACTATCAAGATGGTGTTTCTGCTACACCCCTAGCTGCAGGGTATTACACAGTAAGCGCTGTTGTTTCAGAAAAAGATTATTATGGTACTGCCATCAACACACTCAGTGTTATAAATGTGAACGATTTTTACACAATACCCACTTCTGCTACAAGCTCATTTATATATTTTCCTAAAAATTGTGATACAACCAAAGACATAGTAGTTACATTTGATTATGCATTCTATGGCCAAGAAGAACAAGGAGAAGAAGGGTTCTGTGTAGCATTTACTGATACTTCTACTTATAAAGTACCTATTACTGGAGGTGGTCCAGGAAAAGCTCTTAATTATACAAACTTGACTCTATTATCAGCTACAAATAATACATTTGTAACCAAGTCTTTTGCTGGTAGATTCAAAGGATGGCTAGGTGTAGGGTTTGATGCTTCTGGTAATTTTGCACTCACTGGAATAGATGTTCCAGGATATGCAAATAAAGTACCCAACAGTATTTGCATAAGGGACAGTTATCTTAGCGCTTACAATACTCTTTATAGAACTGAGACATTAACATCAACTGCATTCAAGACACCAGTTACATTATATCAATCCACCACAGGGGAACCTGTGTATACAAGCGTAAGAGTCAGATTAGCAAACCTTGGAAAAAAAATTATAGTTGACATGAAACCATTATCTTCTAGCAAATATGAAAATTATTTGCAGTATGATTTGCCTAAATCTTTGCCTGGTATAACAAATGTTTCACTAGGATACAGTTCCGGGAAAACAACCCCAACATTTAAAATTAAAAACTTTAATTTAAATTATTTTGATAAAGAATATATTGTTTCACCTTATGATTTGTTTACAAATTACTTTAATGGTCCGGGAGAATATGGTGAAAATGGTATTACCTACACATCTGATTACGATTATTCCTTCTTCTACAATGCAGAGACACCAATTGGAGTGCCATATACTATGGATATCTTTGTCCGCGGTATTTTCTTAGCTAATGTGTTATTTGACCCTATATATTTAAATAAGGATTTTGCCATACAAAATGATATCAATGGTCAAGCAACGTACAGTACATTCATAACAGGAGCAAATTATCTATGAGCAGCTTGTTAGAAATTAATTCTCAATATCAAATTTTTTATCAAAATTCTGGTAGCGATTTTAATTGTAATGATTTAACCAATAAAGATTTAATTAGCAGAATTATAGGTGTTTCTGATGATGGGTTAGAGCGTATTTACTATGACCCAACACAAGATGTAACAAACACTTTAACTATACTAAAAAACCAGTCCTACTTTTTAATTATATCTAAATCCACCCCTTATACTTTACCTATTTTTATTCCAGATCCTACCCCAACTCCAACGCCTACCATCACACCCACACCAACCATTACTCCAACGCCTACCATCACACCTACACCTACCATTACTCCCACCCCAACTGTAACTAACACTCCCACCCCAACTCCCACCGGCACACCTGGGCCCACTTCAACTCCAACTCCCACCCCTACTGCTACTAATGCACCTACATTCACCCCAACTCCAACTCCTTTTCCTCTGTATCAACTCACCATAGGTGCTCCTGATACTAACACTTTAAATATCAATTTAAGAGAAGAGTTTAAGAAGCAAACAGGTATTTTGAACTTAGATCCATTTCGTGTAGAATTTACTGTTGCTGGAAACATAGGCAGTGTTGATGTTAATTTACCTGCTGTTGATACTGGATCATGGCCTGCTGGATCCACAATAACCTTAATTGTACCTCCTATATCTGATAATACAAGCTCACCGCTTAATGGCATGGTGGCTGGCAAAGGTGGAACTGGAAGAACTGGTATTAAAACAGATGCTGGTCTCAACTATGGAGGAGCAGGAGGCACAGCCGTTAAACTAAACTACAATTTAAATATTATCAATTATGGCATTATTGGCGGTGGCGGTGGCGGTGGAGGAGCAGGTTACATCACAAACTCTACTTGGATTTATGGCGCAGGTGGTGGAGGTGGTGCAGGTATTTCTATTGGTACTGGTGGCCCTGTAGGTAATTTCGGAGGCATAGGCAGAAACAGTACCCACCGTTATGGCGGTGAAGGCAGCAGTTATAAAGTTAATACTGGTAGCTCTTATCCAGGTACTGCTGCTTATCCTGGTGGTACATATCCTGGATTTGTGTACGTATATGATGTTTACAGCCCTGTCTACGGAGGTGATTCATTATATGGTGCTTCTGGTGGCAGTCTTGGTCAGGATGGTAACTCAACCACAACATCTTTTGGTGGCGCAGCAGGAAAAGCAATTGACATGAACGGGTACAATGTGAATGTAACTGTAATGAATGAAGGGGTAATACATGGTATATCTTCATGATAATAAAGGAGTTAAATATTAAAAAATGATTTCTATAACTCAAAAGCTTCAGTTTGTAGAATTTAATGAGTCTTATGCTTTAGATTTAAATTCTTGGGATAAAAAAGACTATATTAATACTATTTTAGGTGTTTCAACTGACGGTAAATACCTGGAACAATTCAGTTCTACAGAAAGTAATTTAAATTCTCTCGATAAACTGTATCCTGGTACTGTGTATCTTTTTGATTCAAATACATATCCATTCAGCTTTTTTCCTCCAACTCCTACACCCACTCCAACACCAACAAGAACTAATACTCCAACTCCTACACCTACACCTACCATTACTCCCACACCTACCATTACTCCTACGCCCACTAACACACCTACACCCACACCCACCATCACGCCTACACCTACCATTACTCCCACGCCAACTGTTACATCTACACCTGTTCCTGGATCAACACCAACACCCACACCTACTGTGACACCTACTGCCACACCCACACCTTCCCCAACACCTAATTACAGATATCTAACTATAGGTGTAGCAAATACAAACACATACAACATTAATTTAAGAAAATTCTACCAAGATGTTTCAGGAGACTATTCTTCTAATCCTACTATAGTAGAGTTTACTGTAGCAGGCAATATTGGCAGTAAATCTCGTCTACTACCTGCAATAGATACTGGCACATGGCCTGTTGGGTCTGAAATAACCTTGACCATACCTGCTGTATCTGATTCTACTAATTCGCCATTGAATGGTGTTGTTGCTGGCAAAGGTGGCAATGCAAATGAAACCATATTGGAGTGTGGTGTAGTTAATAGTACTCACTATCTATGGTCTGCAGGTGGACCCGGCGGAGATGCAATCAAGCTTAATTGCAATTTAACTATTAATAATGCTGGAATAATTGGTGGCGGTGGTGGAGGCGCCATTATTAGTGCCATGAATACTACATATGTTAAATATGCAGGTGGTGGAGGCGCTGGTATAGATAAAGGCAGTTCTGTGCTACCTGCAACAGAATCAACCTATTTGTCTGGCACACAGAGCTTTATAAATGATGCATTCCAAGGCAATAGATACACAACTGGAGGTGGTAATTTAGGTCAAAAGGGCAATGGCGATATTGTTAACATTTACCAGTCTAATGCACCTTGTGTTGTAGGTTATAATAATGCAGGCAAAGCTATTAATCTCAACGGCTATTGCGCACAAATAAACAACATAGGCAGTGGCCGTGTTCATGGTGAAGGCGCAGAAATTGCAACTCCACCTGGCACATTGACTTATCTGATAACAGACGATAATATAGATATTCTGACAGACGATTTCTGTAATTATTATATTATTACGTAAAACTTTAGATAAATAATATTATGGCAACAGTTAAAATATCTCAATTAAATTCAATTGCTCTTGCAGATAGTTTAGTCCTACCAGCTTCTAATGGATCTACAACAGGGAAGGTTACTGCATCTCAATTACGTAATAGTGTCGACACAATAAAAACCGGCACAATACCTTCTGCTGGTGGTTTTATTAACTTTCCTTTTTGTTCTTTACTCCAAAACGCAGGGGACTTAACTCAATATAAGTTATTAAAATTAATACTTAAAAATGTAGGATTTACAGCAGCTAATACAAGAATAGGCATAAGCGATTATGCAAACGGTACTAACGGTAGTTGTATTAGTCATAACAATTCGTCAGCTTCTACAGGTATATGGGTACATTGCACAATAGATTTAATAGGCGGTACTCTCATTTCGGCTAGTGAAAATAATAGCACTATTCAAGATGCTGGTGGTAGCTATATATTTATGAAATCTCATAACTATACACCAGCTAGCAAAGACATAATGTTATATACATCTGCTGCTAATAATAATTTTGACGGTGGTAATTATGTATTATTAGGCATTAGATAACTCTAATACTATAATATTGCTATTTATAAATGTGTTTTTAAAGTAAATAATTAAGATGCAAGTCTTTTCACTTAATACTAACAATATTACACCGCTTTCTTCTAATTACAACTTTGACCCAGATGTAAATTTTTCGAAAAATGTATTTTATACAGAAAATAATATATTTTTAAACCTAGAGAAGGTATTGCAAATACCTAATGATTCTACACTAAACAATTATTCCAATCTTCATTTAACCAGTCCAAAAATTATTAATGATGTTCTAGAGATCAAACCGCTAGAGTATTTAGATGATGAAGGGTTTTCAACTTACTTAGCAGCCAATTCTTTGTATGGCTTATCAGACAAATCATTTTATTGGGTAGCTGAAGAACCAGGCATTAATGTTAATACTGCTGCTGTAGCAGTTTCAGGTGTTGCCGGAAAGATGGATAATAGATATTATTTTGAAGTAACCTTTCTTGATGATTTTAAATGCAAAGTAGCCCATGAAAACGATGGTATTAAGCGTTATTTGACATGCGATGTAACTGGTAATTTAAGTTTTAATCCTGATGCAAAATTAGATAACTTAGGTGAATATAGCCCTCAAATATTTTTATACTTGTACGACAGACCCAATGACTTAATAGCTTTCTTTAAAAATATAAATGATATAATTTTTTATATATCTTTTAATAGTGTAACAAAGGACTTGTCTTTTGTTGCGCCTGTTACTGGTACATCCTTAAACTTTAGCGCTCAAACTGTTTTTAGATGCATGCCAAGACAAGACACATCAAATATAACTCCACTAGATGACCCTTGGGTCAGTTACGAGAAGACTGTTAATAGCAAAATACTTATCAATAAAGATTTAAGCTTTCAAAATGTACCTTCAAATATGCTTTTGAATTCACAGTATTATAATATTTCATCAAAATCACTTGATGTGAATGCATTGTCTTTAAAAAATACCAATACACCTGAAAATTATCAATCCAGAGCCAATCCTTTCTTTCAAGAAGATGATGTGTTCATGCGTGATTATAAAAAAATGTTTACTGGATCTAATCAAGAATTAGGCAATGATAACATTTTGTTAAATTACGAAGCCTATACCTCCAATACAATATTTAAAAAAGATAAAATAACATATTTTCATGTACCTCAAATTTTTTACCCTCTTCAAGCACTTAATATAAATGATTCAAAATTAGCAGAATCTGGAGCTATTGCAGGCGATCACCCAATGAAGAGCGATAAAATTTTTAAGAAAAAAGCAGATTACAAATTTACTAGTTTTTATGGTAATACAAAGCTTGAAAATAATGGAAGCTTTTTATGTTCTTGGTTATCAGGAAATGCAAATGCATTTTCCAGACCTATTTGGGTTGATAGATATTATTTTCCTTCTAGAATAGGGTTTCTACCAGCTCTAACTGCATCAAATTTTAATGCAATTGAATATATTCCTTATTACGATTGCTTGCAGGGCATTGTACCTCAAAATACATATGTGGTCGATAAAATATCAGATTCAATATTTGAACCTGGGACATACTTTGCCTACTATCATATAGGTGAAGATTATAGTAAAAATTATATTCAATATTTAAAAAACCATTTAATACAACAAAATTTTGATATATATCAAGATTCAAACTTCTCAACAGTTAGTCAAGACATCGATCCATTATATGTGTTTAATGGTAGCACATATTGCTCTACTGATAATTTATCTACAATTCAATCTACAAATGAGTTTACTGTTATATTCGACTGCTATAATGATGATTGGACAAGACCATTTGGATACCAGTTTTTAGGAAATTATGCAGCTGATGGGTTTGGTGTATTCAACACAAACAAAGTTACCCCAGCGTTGTTTTTAAATGGCTTAAGCTCTATTGAAGTAAGAAACTTGAACTTTAAAAAATTAAACACAATTGAAACACCCAGCTCTGCTGTAGCTATTTTGCGCTTAGATGGCTTTGATGATTTCTATTTAATTACAAAAAGCGGAACATTTGAGAGATATAATAATCGATACAGTAAACTATACAGAGTAACTAATGATTATTTTAAAGACATATTAGATTACGACTATAATGATAAATTTGCATTTATATTGGGTAGAGATCCTGCTACTGCAGATGTAAAATTATTCCGTGTTAAGTTTGTAAATGGAGAATTACTTGAAATTACTACAAGCAGTACTGAATATAATTTCTACTTCCTAAACGTACCCTTTAATTATATTACGCTAGCTACTACTGTTAATGTAAAAGGCAATAGCATTTATCTTACAGTTGGTGATAAAGCAGAAAGATATTTAGATAATATCTATTTTAAAATAACTAATCCAAGTGGGTATTCCATATATAATTGGGATATTAAAAATAATGCTACTGATCCCGGGAGCATTAGATTGACTGTATCAGCGTATAATTCTCTAGAAGATTATGATTTAGATATAGATGGTAATTTATGGGTCTTACATGATAGCTACAAATTCACAGTTTTAGACAGTAACAACATAGTGGCTCTTTCTGGCACTCTTCCATTGTCATCCGTTCGTTCCACTAATATTGACTTTGGTTATAATATTGCTGATTATGGTCTTGGCAAGTATACGTTTATTACCGGTGTATCATCAGATAATAGAAGCATAGTATATAAATTAAATAATGAAGGCACATTGCTTGATACGCTTTGTTCCAAGCAAATTGGCCCCAGCTACACATCCATTACTCAATCAACATTTTTAAGATATTATTTCTCTGATCTTTATTATGGTAATGTTTTAAATACAAAATTAAAACTAAAAAACTATTTAAATTCTGATACCGATGATCAAGTTAGTTTGAATTTTATATATGGTCTTTCTGCTCTAACCCCAGGTTATCACAATTTTGTGTTTAGGTATAATAGCAATGGTGGTACATTCCATATTATTATTGACGGGCAGATAGTCTCAGAAGCAACATTTACACCTAAAAAATATAAATTCTCTAATATAATTGACAGACCATTCTTTGTTGGTACTGCAACATATAGCAATTCAATTCCAATTTTTGAGTACCTTAAAGACAATTCATTCAACTGTAAGAATATACAAATAAAGAATTTTTACTTGTACAACCAGGCATTAAACTATTTTGACATAATGTTTCATATAAGGGCTAATAAGACTGTAGAAGACATGGTTTTAGACTTGCCTTGTGGCAGAAGAAATTACATAGAAGAAATAGAAAGATATTTTAAATTCAGAACACCTGGCAGCAAGTCTACAATGTTTAATATTGTATTTAAAAATAGTGGAATAAGTAATGCAGTATTAAAAAATGAAATTGAAAAACGGGTATATAACCTTTTGGCCACAACAGCACCAGCTTACACCAGGGTAAATAAGATAAAGTGGAGTGAATAATGAATATTTTAGATGCAATTAATGATAATGGTATTACTTTTAATAGATTTCCTACTGAAATATTAAAATTGCCTTATGATATTGAAGAGGTGACTATTCAACCCAACGATACTGTAACAGTAGATGTTATCAACCTTAAGCTCAAACACATATATGATAATTTCTTATATCTTTATTCAAAAGCAAAAATAGCATCTAATATCATACCTGTTAGCTCTACTGCCATTTTAGGTGTCAGCACCGGTGCAGTTAATTTAGCATGGTGCTATGGGCTTTCATCTTCACAATTTGAATCTGCTGCAACACAATATTATTACCCTGTTAATAATACAAAAGTTCTTTTTGCTGCTGCTAATAAAGAATTGCCCCAATATACATTATTAACTTCAGATGGCAAAAGTGTTCTCATGTTTTTTAATTACAATGATGATACACCGGTAACTACTTATACATACATGTTTTCTGCTTTCAATCCTGGATTATATAATAATGTATTTTTTAGTGATGTAGTTGCCATTACAGAAGGGCCTGACAATTCTTTCTTAATTCTTGATAAAGGTAACAACACACTGTACCAATATGATGCCCGTGGTTTATACACAAGTGATAATATGTTTAGTAATAAATTACGTTTAAGAAATCTATTAGGTGAATTTGGCTCTGCTAGTGAAAAATTATCATTTAATGCACCCACAGATGTAACAACCTATAACAATGAAGTGTATGTGCTAGATGCAGGTAATGTTTGTGTTAAGAGATATGATAACAATTTAAACTGGCTCAATACATATTTGTTAAATAAAGATTTTCTATATACTGAACCTCTCAAATTAAAAGTTGACCACAACGGTACTTTTTATTGCTTGCTATCTGGCAATAAAATAAATTTATACACAAATAATTTTGAAAATAAACAAGAAGTTATAATTGACTATCTCAATACTACAGAACAGGCCATTGATATTGTATTTTCTAAAACTGACTATGATATTTATTATTTAGTAACAACAGAAAATGTATACAAAGGCTTAACAAATGATCTCAACAACACCATAGGCAAGTATTTGCTCTATTTGCAGAAATATAATAACACCCAAAACATATCTGCTTTTGCTACTATGCCTAGCGGGTTGAATGATAAGAACTTTTTAGCCTCTAAGAATCCAGTTAAAAATGCAGGCATAATAGGTGCATTTTTAGATAACAAAAATCTGTATGATAATTTAACAGAACCAGATTTTGATATATACTCGTTAGATGAAATTTTAATAAAACCAGAAGAATATGTGCAAAGTTGGGTTATCAACAAAGCTGTTTCAAAGCTTATTGCAAATCATTTGCGTTTCATAGATCAAATTATAGGTAAGTTTCAATTTAAATATGACTCCCGAGGCAACTCAGTATTCTGTTTTACCAGATATTTAACTGTGGAGGAAAAGAATCAGCTCTCTGAACAGACTCTTAATATATTACGATGAACTACGATTTTCAAAACTTTTTAGGTCAGAATGAAGTTGTATCTAACACAGTTATTAACAGATGTTTTTCAAAACTCTTTAAACTTCAAAAAACTTTAGTTGAATTGTCAAACGATCAATTAGATACCAAAACATCTAATACAGTCAATATTATAAATGCTCCTTGGACACCTACTCCCACAGTTACTCCTACTTTAACACCCACACCCACTTTAACGCCAACACCTACACCAACAAATGCACCCACAAGAACACCCACGCCCACGCCTACCATTACTCCCACCCCAACTATTACACCCACTCCCACCTCTCCGCCCCCTGAACCGACTTCAACACCCACACCCACGCCTACCGTTACTCCTACTCCCACTATAACACCAACTCCACCCCCCCGCAACATATCAGTTCAAGTCTTTCTTGCCGCAGGTGGCGGATCAGGTGGAGGCACTTATGCATATAGCCCATTTGGCGACTGTTCATACTATGGTGGTGGAGGAGGAGCTGGTGGAGTAGTTGCATGGACAACAGCAATTTTAAATTTAGATGATCCAACTGTTGCAACTATTACAGTAGGTGCAGGTGGACCAAACCCTGCAAACAGTATAACCCCACCAGGTAACCCTGGAGGCAGCACTTCTCTTGTTACTAGTTTAGGTGCAGCAATACGAGCTGATGGTGGTGGAGGTGGTGGATTAAGTAACTATAACGCTGATCGCAGTGGTCAGGCCAGAGGTTGTAGTAGTGGCGGTAATGGTGGTAGTGGCGGTGGTTGCGGCTACGGAACTAATGGATGCGGAGCAGGTGCAGCTACAGGTATTGGTGTGGGTAGAAGCGGTGGAGCGGTGCAGTATTTTGCAGGAGGTGGCGGTGGCGCCACAGCAGTAGGTACTACTGCTGGTGGTGAAGGATTAAATTTAGCTATAGATACTGATTTAGTTACTGTGCTCGGTAATAATACTGGCAATCAACCTGTTATATGTTCTGGAGGTGGTAGTGGTATGGCTAGTTTTAATCCTCCCTCTAACGGTGGCACCAATGCTGGAAATACAAATGGTAATGCCATATGGTATGGCTGTGGAGGCGGAGGCGCATCAAAAGCTTGTGCTGCAAGAAATCCTAGCACACCAGGATTTAATACTGGCGGTGCAGGGTATAGAGGTTTTGTTGTAATAAAATATTTAACACCTGCTGGTACTGATCCATTGTATGGTGGCACTGTGTCTCAGCTCAATGGATACACTTACCGAGCGTTTCTTTCAGATGGGGTTTATACTCTTGCTTGTTATTCACCCACATCTACTCCCCGTCCTCTTACATGGAGAGCAGGTGGTAATGCTCTCACTACCAGATATTACGGGGCAGGTTTTGGTGCAAGAGAAGATGCAGTTATTACCAGTGGTGCTACTACCACAGCAAGAGGTTCTCCAACAGCAGCAACAGAAACATATAATTCAACAACACAATCTTGGTCAAATGGCTCTATTAATCCATATACTCTAATGCAAACTACAGGGTGTGGTTCAAAAACTGCCGGCATTATGGGTACCGGACATACATACTTATCTCCATATTACTACCCACAAGACTCTATGGCTAAATTTAACGGTACTGCTTGGAGCGGCAGCGCTGGTACAACCTGGTACCCTACCTTCAGGCGTTCTTGCGGTTCTTTTGGCGATTCAAGCAATGCCATATGGGTAACTGGAACTGATAACACAGTTGTAGCTTACAATCAATGCATAAAGTGGAATGGAGTATCATGGACATCCACAGGCAATCTAACAGTTAATAGACGCACTGTAATTTGTGCAGGCACTGCAGCTGCAGGATTAGCAATGACCGGTAGCGTTGGTGCAGCTACAGCAACAACAGTAACTATTGTTACTACTTGTGAGAAGTATAATGGATCCACATGGTCTGCTACAACCAGTGTGCCTGCAGCTTTAGGATTTAGCTCTGCAGCTGGCACTCAGTCTGATGCAACAATTTGTGGAGGCACAAACGGTACAGCTAATTATAACACAACATATACATTTAACGGTACAACTTTCTCTACTAGAAACTCCATGTCAACTGCTAGATTTGCTGCTCAAGCATCTACTGGTGGATCTTCTGGCTCACTTCTTGTTGCTGGTGGAGCACAAAACTATGCATCCCCTACAGTATTATCTTCTACAGAAGAATATAGTACATAATTGATTTTAATAAAAAAATTATTATATAACTGTAATGAATGAATTAGTACCTGTAATTAATTTACTCTCAGAAGGTGATGCACAAACATTGAAAGTGCTATCATCAGAATTAAAAGATGCATGGAATAAAAAACAAATATTTCGTACAGATACTGAAGCTAGAATATCTGTTTTGAATGATGGTGATTTTCCTACTAAAGCCAGCAAATATTGGCAAGCTGTTAGAGAGCAGTCTTCCATGTTTGATCAACTGGTTATCATGAGTTTTGATTTGAGAAGAAACTATCTTAAAAAAGAAAAAATACTGAAACAAATTGAAAACACTACTGATGAATTTAAAAAACGTGAATTACAAATAGACCTGGATCAAGTCAATTATTTTATAGCAAATTCTGAACATGTAGCTAAAGATAGAGTCAGAGAATTGCAGATGTGGTCTAATATAAAGACAGAATTAAATGATGGTTCATTTGATAGTCATAATGTGAATAACCACCAATTAGAGAGCTACAGACTTATGCTGGAAAACAGGGCTAAAATGACTACTAACCACTCATCTCCAGGAGAATTAATGAATATTGCAGGTCCTCTCACTACTATATTAAATCAAACAGCATCTTTAAATAACAAAGCACTATAATCTATTGTTAAAATGTGTGGAATAAATAAATACTTACAATGGCTAGTGTATCTATAGTTAAAATTAAACTCAGAAGAGGCACTGATGCTGAGAGGCAGCAAATTGTACTCGATAATGGTGAACTTGGATATGTAACCGATATAAACGGCAGACGCATTTTTGTCGGTGATGGTGTGTCGCCTGGTGGGTTTCCTGTGGGAACTAAATATTTTACTGTCGATCTATCAAGCCCAACAACATACTCTTACGCACAGATTGGCGATCTAGTGTATGATGATGGTACATCCTTTCTTTATTCAGTTACTGCAATAGACACCACCACAGCGCCTTATAATTACTTTTTTAAGAGACTTTCTAGCAAAGTAGATGACACTACTATTGAATACAGCTTGCTAGGTGCCTTAAGATTAAAAACAGGAAGTGTCTCAGAAACTTATATCAAAAGTACATCGTTTACAAACGGTATTACTGGTGGATCAGGAACAAAAATAGGTGTTAATTACGACAACAATAAAATCACTTATTCAGATGGCAAATTAACTGTAAATGAGAATGGCCTATCATTATCTTCTATTCCTGCTTTCTTACCAACATCTAACCCTGGTCCTGGTAAACTCTGGGTCAACATGGGTGTTATAAATATAGGAACATAATATGGCAGTTGAAATCACATCAGATACAGTAGTTAAAATTCTTGTTAGAAGAGGGCTTGAAACTGAAAGAAAAAATGTAACTCTTACTGAAGGCGAATTAGGGTATTCTGTAGATACACAGCGCTTGTTTATTGGTGATGGGTACACTGTTGGTGGCAATGCTGTGGGTAATAAAAATTTCGGTGTCATTGCTGACAAAAATAGCATTTTGAGCTACTTGCAAACAGGTGATTTTCTTATTGAGAATAACCTTCCCTTGTTTTACAATAACGGTACATTTTCTTCATTTGTACCTGTTGTTTACTCAGACCCTATTAACAGCATGAATACAATTGAATATGTAGGAGCTCCTTATAATTCCTTAAGACTGCCTACTGACACTATTGGTGATGGCTTTATATTAGATTATTCAGTAGCTGGTAACGGTCAAATTAATAACACACTTCAGCAAAAATATGGTCAAATTAATTTTGACGGCAGATACATTTCACTTTGTGCATCAGCTGGTAGTTTTTATATTGGAAATATTTTTACAAAGCAAATATCCAACAATCTCACTGCTACTTTAAATGTAGATCAAGAAATTTTTGTTAATGATACAAATACAAACCCCTTCCAGTTGCAAATTTATGCAAAAGATCCTGCAGCTACTTCTAATAGCTTAATTGAAGCCATAAGCGGTGGGGTAATACTCAAAGGAAGAGCTTCTTCCGGACTATTGGTCGCTGGCAGTACAAGCACACAACCACAGGTTTTAGTAAAAAATAATGGCGGTATACAACTAGGGCCCACTAGCCCCACTCAGGGATATGCTAGCCCAGGCAATACAATTTATGGTGTTAGCAGATTTCTTTCTTCTGCTTATTTTGATCAAAATGTGTGGATAGCAGGTACTCTTTCAGCTAATACTGTTGCTTTTGTAAATTCAACAACAACACAAACTTCTTCTCTTAGTGTATTCACTAGCGATAGCATTAATGAGACTGTATTCTTTGGCAACTCTAACCCAATAGGCACACAAACCATATTAAGAATTGTAGGTAATTCTGGTGCTGGCTTGCAGCCATATGCCATTGTAAAAGATAACAGCATTGGTAGCGGTTCTGTTATAGCTATCAACCATGACCCAGGTATAAATTCACAAAACTATAATGTGGCTATCTCTGGTAGTGTAGGTATTAGTACAGCAGGTGCTGCAGGAACAACTAATCGTGTAGACATTAACTCACCTACTTTGAACCTTAAAGGTGTTACATCAACATTATCAGGTACTGCTGGTACTATTAATTTCGGTACACTAAATCTTTATGGTGGCTCTACTTCAACAACTATTAGAGCAGGTGCCGGTACTGCCACTGACTATGTTGACATTCAAGGCAATTTAAGAGCCACATACGACATAACAGCTTTCTATAGCTCTGATACAAGACTCAAAGACAATCAAGAAGTAATATCTAGTGCACTAGAAAAAATTGATAAGATTTCAGGCATTAGCTTCAACTGGAATGAAACATCTGGTAAATCTGGCAAAGATTATGGTGTATTAGCACAGCAAGTTGAACAAGTGCTACCTGAAATTGTTACTACCAGACCTGATGGTTACAAAGCTGTTAACTACGAGAAATTAATACCACTACTCATAGAAGCTATTAAAGAACTTAAAGACCTTAAAAAATAAATAATAATATGGCCCTATTACCCTCATCTGGTACCCTGAGTGTAACAACAATTAATACTCTCAAGTCATTAGGGTCTACTTATACATCTTTAACATCCAGAGAATTGCAGTACATGGGAGGTAATCCCGCTAGTGCTTCTACAAGCTTAGTATGCTTTCCAAATCAAAATGAAAAAGTAAGCGTTACTAATTGGACATATAATGGCGCCAGTTTACCTTGGCGACCTACAAAAATAAGCGAGTTCTATGGTGCTTATAATGGCTTACCAGCAGTAGCTGTTACCACTTCAGGCACAGGTACCAGAAGTACTGCCAACTTTATTGCAACTTGCTCTAACAGTTCTATATACGTAAATGCGGGTACTCCTTATTCAGTGTATGGTGTTAATGTAACTGGTGTCACACATCCAAATTTAGGTTCATGGATTGTTTGCTCTGATGTTAATGGTACTCAGTATACCTGGGCAACAGCTTCAGTAAGTTCTGGTGGCACATCCACACTGCGCGTTTATGTGAGAGATTTTCAAAACTGTGGTACCATGAATGAATTTACTGGCACAGTCAATTACCCTTAATTAGTTGTTTTTATTTAGCACAAGCTAAATAGTATTATGACCCCAGAATTGCTCAGTAATGTCGCAAGCAAAATTATTATTTGCATTGATAATGTTGATGCAGATAATAATATTTCTAAAGAATTTTACACAAAAAACCCATTTATAATAGAGAAATTTTTTAAAAAAAATATTGCTAATCTTCAAAATAATTTTTTTAATTGCAAAACACAGACATTTGAAGAACTTAACCTCAACAATATCAGTGGTATTTCTTTACCCTTTATACCGTTTGAAGTTTCACCTACAGAGCTTTATCAGACAGCAAACAACCCTAATAACGATGCATTTTATTTCTTTCAAGAAAATTTATGCAATTTCTTGATTAACAATGCTGATAAAATAAAAGACAAAGCACCAGTTACTTTTAATAACATAAACATTTTAAATTTCTTAAAATCACACTTCTTTTTCTCTACAAAAACATTTGCAACTGATTTTGATTATTACTGTTCATTTATTTCTAACACGATAGCAGAAGATAAAATTAAAAACTTCTTCAACTGGTTGAATACATATACAGATTTAAATGATACTATAGCAAATGAGCCTGATCTGTTCAATAAGCTTAGACTTTTTTACGACGTTAAGATTAAAGAAGCTGTTAACGAGAAAATAAAGGGTCTTGTGGAGGAGAAAGCAATTTCATTAGAACAGTCAGATAAAGAAGATATGCTATTCATGAAAGATGAGATTACAAAACATTATGATGAAAAGATAAGCTATATAACAGATACTAACTACTATCAAATGGTGAGATTTTATGAAACAGTATTTGAGCTTTTAAAGTTCTGGCCACCTTGGCTGGATACACCCCAGTTTATTGACAAAAATCAAACATATGATCTTTACAGGTATAAATTATTTACCTGCTTAAAATTATTAGACTCTAATTTATCTATTACACTAACACCTGAGATTTTAAAACAAATGACATATACAAAAAAAGTAGAAGTACTTGAACAGTACAAGCAAAAGTTAATAGATGAAATTGATGAGCTTCTGGATTCTGATAATACACTTGAAGAGCTAAAAGCACTCAAAGGCATTTTAAATGATTTAAATGCTAAAGATTTATTAGATAAACATTTAATTCAAACAAACCCAACAGAAGAAAATTATGTATATGAAGTGTTGAGCTTTTGGCCTGAAATATTACAGCCTGAACCAAAACAATTAGAAAAAATTAGAAACGTCTTGAGAGATAATGGAGAAGTTATCTTCATCTAAGATTTGTACTGGGTTTCTGACTAAAGAATACCTCCCAGGAGCAAAAGCTTTTTTTAGAAGCCTTATACATTACAATAAAGACTTTAGCCTGCCATTTTACATTTATAATTTGGACAATGAAGATTATAGCTGCTTACTAGAGATTTATAGCAATATTAAGTTTTTAACAATAGATAATAGTGCATATACTAAGTTTAACATACATTCACCGTACAGAGTATGGAATTATAGTGTGCTTTCTAGAATAGAGATTTTTAAATTAAACTGTGACCTATTATATTTTTTTGACTTTGACATAATAGTACTAAAAAATTTAGACGACTTCTTTAATATACAAACAGATTTTGCAGCATGTAAAATAGAAAAAGACCTATATAATTATATTACAAATTCAGAAGATTATTTTGATGCCGGTGTAATGATAATTGGAAAAAAATATCTAAATCATAAAACATTTTCTGAACTCTATGAGCTGTGTGGCAAACAGCAGTGGTGTGGTAATGAGCCGCTTTTAAATGAATATTTTAAAAACAAAACAGAATATATTGATAAAAAATTCAATTGTCTCACCATGGAAAAAATTGATAAAATTGATAATGTGGCCATGCTTCAATATGTGGGCCACAAAAAACCCTGGCATCAAGACAATTTAAAAGCAAAGTATGATGATAAAGTTTTTTTAAGATATCCTAATCTTATTAGAATAGCACACTATCAAGACCTTTTTAACAAATATAATTACTCGTAAGTTAATGCTATTTTTGAATATTCATCAAAAATATTTTTTAATTTAGTAATAATAGCAATCATAGCTTTGCCATTTATTTTTATTTCTTTTTTAACAAAATCTTCAAAACAATCTTCTGCAGAATCTGAATGCCAAGGCTTAACAAAGCCATGATACTGAATAATACAAGCTGTTTGCAAGCTTTTTAATGTAGCAATAGATGAAACAATGTTAAATTTTTGTGGCATATAATATGCTGTATCAGCAAAATATACATTAAACACTGGTTGATCACTAGACCATACTTTATTCTCAGCAAGTTTAATTAGAGCAGCTTTATGTTTTGAGTCAAATAAATTTTTAGAAATAGACATCAAACCACAATTAAATCGTTTACGCATTTGTTCAATTCTTGATTCTGGATTTATTTCTGGTATACCCAAATACTTCTCACAAGTTGCAAAGTCTTGTTTATAATCAAAAAGCTCTTTTATATCAGACAGAAAAACCATATCACTATCAAAAATTATAATCCTATCATACCCTAAGTGCCCCATATCAAAAACATCAAATCTATAATACAGATTGAATCCCCATTTCTCTGAAGTTGATAAACAGTTTGCATAATCTTGTTTTTTTGCTTCTATTACCTTTATATTTTTATAGATCTTTTTTAAAGCATTAACATTTGTTTCTGATAATTGACCATCAGAAAGTAACAGAACATCTAAATTGAACCACGGATTTGTTTTTAATAGACTGAGTAAAAATACTTTCATGCTAAGAACAAAAGGATCATTTAAAGCAAGCAGTATAGCTATATTGTTAGGCATTGCTAAATAATTAATAAATTGTTTTAAAAGATCAATATGACACCGAAACTATCAGTTGTAATGTCAGTTAAAAACCATGCTTATTATTTAGAAAATAGCATAAAAAGTATACTCAATCAAACGTTTAGTGATTTTGAACTTCTAATAGCAGATGACATGTCAGCTGACAATAGCTACGACATTTTAAATACAATGTCTAAGCAGGATAAACGAATAAAAGTTTTTAAAAATAGCAACGCTTTAGGCCTTACTAAAACACTAAACTATCTTATATCTCAAAGCAATAGTCAATATATAGCGAGACAAGATGCTGATGATATGTCTTACACTAAAAGATTTGAAAATTTTATCAACACCAATAAAGACAAGCAACTATATACAACAAATATAGAAATATTAAATGACACAGTTTCTACATTTACAAATAAAAACAATGAACCGTGCTTTGTACTTTTTAATTTTCTCTTTTATTACTATTTCACCGGTCATGGGCAGCTTATTTTTAAAAAGAATTTTTATAATGAAAAATTTAAATTTTGTCAAGACTATGAGCTCTGTAGCAGTTTTTTAAGAGATAATATTAACTGTTTTAATCTCAATAAAAGTATTGATTATATCTACAGAAAACACAGCAATACAATATATAAAACGCATAGATCTAAACAAATTTATTTCTCTTTAACTACAGCAAAAAAGAATATAAAACACTTCTTAGATATTGATATGCCTGTACACACAGTCTATCAACTTAGAAATTTTTTTCTCGAGCATAAACCGCCAACTATGGATAAAACAATCTTTTTAATTCTTTTAAAAAAAATTAAAACAGAATTTGTATCTAGATACTGTAATAAAGAGAATATAGAGCAATTAGATGTTTTTATAAAAGATAGAGTCAATTCTGTTCTATGTTAAACTTTGCTTTTTTTCTCTTAGAAAATTTAAAAAATCTAGTTAATTCATATAGATACATTACACGTTTTTTATACTGTATGCTACAAACAAGCGTTTTAGATATATTTTCAAAACAATAATAACTAACATTTAATAGATATACATTTGCATCTTTCTTTATTTTTTCTTTAACTATAATACCTTCTAAAATAATTTTATTTGCTTTCTCTATTCTTACTTTATTTTCATCTTTAATAAAAACATACTGTTCGACTTTTAATGCTAATTTAGGATTAAAAAATTTGTAGTTTTTAATAAAACTAGGCGCCTCTTCACAGCTTATAAAGTTGTTGTCTGATAATGTGAATCCCCTTTCAAATTCACTAATAACAGTATTTAACAATTGGTTTGCATTATTTAAACTGCCAGAATGTGTTGTACCATTGACTATAAAAACAGCATTGTTATGTAAAAATCTTATACTGCAGCATTTAATATAGATGTTTTCTTTTTGTACTTTTTCAAAATCTGGATTAATAAAATTCGGATTTAAAATAATACCGTCTTGTGTTCTCGTTATGCCTTTTTTGCTTTTGTCTGAAATATTGCTTTTTATATCAATAGAGTTAAGTAATTCGAAATAATCACTTGAATGCAATGAACCTTCTTTATTTAACTTCAATTTCATGTCAAATTAGTATTTAGCAAAGCACAACTATAGTTCAATTTATGATATGCTTTAATAAAGAAAATATACACTCTTTAAAAAAATTAAAAGAGACATTTAAAAAAGAAAATACTAACTATACATTAAAAGAATTTTTTGAAACATTTGATTCTTTAAAAGAAAAACACCTCCTGGATAAACCCTATACACATGTATTTGAAGCCTACAGTATTGAATTTTTATTAAAGCATACCTTGAATGAGCTAAATCAGAAGAAAAATCAAAACATTTTAAAAAGGCTGCTCCTAAACAAAAAACATAAGTGCTTGGCACCGTTTACAACTCTTAATTTTGACTCTTCAGGTAATATAAATGTATGCTGCTATAACAGAACATATTCTCTTGGTAAATATCCTGATGTTACACTAAAACAAGCATGGTTTGGTGATAAGCTGAAACATCTTAGAGAACAAATACAAAATTACAATTTTAATGTAGGCTGTGAGTTATGTTGCGATCAGATTGTATCAAAAAATTATGAAAATTCTCTTTTAAGAAATTTTGATATGTTTAAGGATGCAGTGAGTGTATATCCTATTAATTTAGAATTTGAATTTGGTAATGTATGTAACTATGAATGTATTATGTGTGGTGGAAAATGGTCCTCTTCAATAAGAAAAAATAGAGAAAAACTTAGCCCTATTAAAACTCCTTTTGATGATGCTTTTATAGAGCAAGTAGTAGAATTAGCCCCTCATTTAAAGTCTTTAAAGTTTTTAGGAGGAGAGCCTTTTCTTACACCTATTTATTATAAAATTTTAGAGCAAATAAGCGAAATTAACAATGATATTGTAATTTTTATAACTACTAATGGATCTATTTTAAATGAAAGAGTATTAAAATTAAGAGAAAAATTTAAAAGAATCGGAGTAATTGTTTCTCTCGATTCGCTCAATATTGAAACATATACTAAAATTAGAAAGAATGGTAATTTACCAAGTGTCCTAAAGAACATAAATACATTCTATGAAAACAAAATGTTAGCTAGTATTGCATTTAGTCCAGTAATACAAAATGTATACGAGACACATGATGTAATAAATTTTTGTCAGGAAAGAAATATTAAATTTTTTATAAATACAGTGAACTCAGCGCTAGGTGGAAAGATTAAAGGCATTCATGAGAACGGAGAATCAAATAAAATTTGGGATGGTATAAGCACAACCGAGAGTATAGTTGAATTAGATAATAAAATACCTGAATTTTGTCTTTCCAATTTAAGTGAAGAGGAATTAGATAGAGTTATATCTTTTCTTGAAAGCAAAAAACATTTTCAAGAATATCAAAAAAGACTAGACAGCTTTATTAATCATTTAAAAAGTCTTAAAAAACAATGAAATTTGTTTGCTTAATATTTACTTGTAAAAAAAACTTCTATAGAATTCAAACCTTAAGAGACACATGGATTAAGGATCTTGAAAAAAATAATATTGATTATTATTTTGTTTCTGGAGATAAGGATATTTTAGAGTATGACAACCACTTGCTATTGAATGATTTTTCTGAATGTTACGAGCAGCTACCGCTAAAAACCTATAAATCGTTTAAAGCCTCATTAAATTTTAACTTTGATTTCTTAATAAAATTAGATGATGATTGTTTCTTTAATCCTAATGAATTTTTAAAATTAGATTTTTCGAATATTGATTATACAGGCAAGTTTAATATGCCTAATGCTTCTAAAATTATTCATTTTTACAAATGTAATGATGAGTTTAAGAAAGAAAAACCACCAACACTATATGAATATGCTGAAGGTGGTTTTTATTGTCTAAGAAGAGCGTGTATAGAAGAGATTTCTAGCTTATCTGAAGATACCTTTATTAATACACCAGAAAACTATAGAGGCGAGGATGTATTGGTTGGTCAACTACTACAAAATAAAAGAAAGCTCAATTTAAATACAGATTACTCTAAGCAACTTAATATGGATATAACACAAAACGGTATTTCATTTCATCCAGTTCATATGTCTTTAATGCATAACCTGCTCAATAAAGATTTTAACGAACAGATATTAATTCTTAAAGATAACCCTTATAAAAATGAATATAATCTCAGAGACCTTTATTTAAAGACACTAGATAAAAATGTCACTAAATAGATTCTTAAAAATAACTCTGCCATGTCTATGCATATCAAGCTTAGTTAACCTATCATACATTTCTTCTCTCAAAGCATCGTGTTTAGTTTCATCATAATTCCAATGACCCCATTTACCTGTATACATTGTATCAATTATCTTATCCAATGTTATTATTGGTGATTCCTTATTAGCATATGTATCAAAATTATCGGTCTTACTCAGCAACCATTTCTTATAATCTTCTATTTTATATTTTATGTTATCTTTCACTTCTTGCTTCAAAATGCTGTAACGAAAAATCTCAGGGTAATTCAAATTATAATACCTCACATTATCTATCTGTACTAACTCTTTTTCAAATAATCTCTTATGGTACTCTGGATAATAAAATAAATTAAAACAACTCATAACTGACTGTAGGATAAATTTTATACCTCTTTTGTTAATTTCCTTAATATTCTGTTCTATAGTTTGCGTATCGCTATTGGTTCTTATGTACTCACCTCTCTCACTATCTAAATCCCAACTACCAAAAATAATACAGTCATCAAATTTACTCAACAAATCATACAAGTTATTTCCTTTATATGAAGAAAACATAAGATTGGTTATGAACCGTATCCTTACTTGTTTTTTATCAGCAATTATTTTGTTTAAAAAGTAATAGGTCGAGTCTTGTATTGCAGGCTCTCCGCCTGCAAACCAAATCTCCTCTAGATTGTTATAATTATCATCATAAACTTTAATTAAATCTGAATTTTTAAAAGAATTTTCTTTAAAAGAATTATACCCAAAAACAGTTTTCTCATCATATAACCAGCTAGTACTGTATTGCGAATTACAATAAGTACATTTTAAATTGCATCTGTTGCCTTCTATAATATTCCACACACCAAAATTTAAATCACTTGAACCATCTGACTTCACAGTAGGTATATTTTTTTTAGCACAATCAAGACTCTCATCACCTAGATATTTTTTGCATGAGTTTAATGCGCCGAAACACTCTTTATGACATTCTCCTATTTTTTCATTTTTTAGCATCTTGAGACGCATGGCTTTCAATACATCACTATTCCACAATTTTTCAGGCGTATCAAAAGAATTTCCTACAAGATATTTTTTATTGCCTGCAAGCGCAGGACAAGGATAAACATTACCATCAGTAAAATAATACAGGTGTATAAACGGTACAGAGCAAAAATGCTCTTGCTTTACTATTTCATCTACAGAATTCAATATAGTTATTTAAAGCATAGCAGTATAAAACAACTGCTATAAATAGTTTTAATGAATTTTGATAGTATTTATAATAAATTCTGCAATGCACCAGAAATGCAAAAGTTTATTACTGATATAAATTCAGTTGGAAGAGGGTTTAAGCGCCAGAAAAATAACCCTTCCAATCTATGCAATTTGTCTACATTAGTGTCTTTTAATTTCTACAAAGAGAAGTTAGTCAACTTTAAAGTTTATTGTGAAATATTTAGACATTTTAATGATAAAGAAATCTTATCTTTTCTCCCAACACCTGAGCATTTTAAACATTATATAAATTTTTGGGATTCCAACAGAGATTCTAGTCTTTGCTATGCATTAAAGTTAGATAGAAAATACAATCCTACACAATACTTTCATATTAAACTTAATAAATTTTTGCCTGAATTTTATGAATGTGAAATGTTGTTTAAGAACAAAATTAATTTTACTAGTGTTGGAGTATCATATGAGTATGTAAACGATAAAACCAAAAAGAAACTTTATTATTACATAACAGAAGAAAGTGAAATTATAAAAATATTTTCTCTGTTCAATTTAACTGTGCCTGTTCAGTGGGTAGATCACATAGAATTCACCTATTTAGGTAATAATGAAATAAAAGTAATAGTAATATATAAATTTAGAATTAATAAATGCATAGTTGGTTTGAAGGAAAATAACTTATATACAGGTATAAAGAAAAAAGCTGTAGACTTTTTTTATGATAAGTTTTTTATATACCCATCTTACTTTGGAAAATATGATAAAGATATTTGTTCTCTATATTGGAGTGCAACAGAAACACCTATTAAACTAGGTGAAAGATATATTGATAATAAAGCTTTCTTTTCTAAGAACTATCTTTCTAAATCAAATTGTGCTGCTTAAGCAAGACATAATAGGTGGAGATTTTTAACGGTTCATTAAAATTATAAATAACTTCTTTGCTCCAATTGCCTGTACCAAATGCAGTATTACACCAATGAATGGCATATTTAGGCATGCTTTTTTTATGCATGAAATAATTACCTACAAGTAGGTTTTTTATACCAACATAATTATCATTTCCAAAAAAGTATTCTGGAACAATATATTTTTCCAAATTATTAGTAATTACAAAATTTTTTAAAATATCTAATGGTTTGATCCAATCATTATTATTTTCATCAATGCTCTTCTCTGTATCTTCAATGAGTTTTAGTAACATTTCATTACCCTTAGGAAATTTTATAATATTGGCAACAACTTTTGTTTTATTGTGCGGTCTAAGAACTATATCACTATCAATTTCATCAAAGGACTTTAAACAAGTAACATCCATATCCACATACCAGCCTCCCACTTTATATAGAAGATAATATCTAAAAATATCGGAAAACCCACTGATAGAGTTCTTGACACAATCACCATTGCCTTTATAATAAAATATTTTATCTTTATCCATTATTTCATTAGCGTTTCTCAATACAACATCACCAGGAAGCTGTGACTTTATTTCTGTATTATAGGAAAATAAATTAAAAGAGTGCTCTTGTTTTAAAAAGCTCTCAATGGTGAGTAAATCTAGTTTTGTAAGCCTTTCGCCTTGATAGAAAGCATTAATTGGACAGGCCATATACTATATATAGATGCATCTCTATAAAATCCATAATGTATAAATAATTCTAAAGATAAATGAATCACTCATATTTCAAACTATTAAAGCATATTATTAAAACCCATGGTAATAAAGCAAGAGACATTTTTGATTGTCTTTGTAAGGTTAAAAATGAGTTCTATAATCCTGAAGTTGCCTTAGAAACAGTAATTATGAATCATGATTACGATTATATTTTAAATATAATTCAAGAACATTGTATTGAAAAGAAGGCGCTTAACAAAACATATTACAATCAAGAAGAAGCATTTTTTGATTTTTTTATTAAAGAAGCTAAATGTCCAGAATGTATAGAAAACTGTGAAGAAATTAGAAAACTATACTTTGAAAAAGTAGAAAATATGAAGAATACATATACTTGTAGTAAATGTGCAGAAAACAATTTAAAAATTTATTTTATTAGCAATTACTTAAAAGCTGCGTTTAAAAAATTGTATTAAGAGTATAAGAAAATTCAGTACCTTCTACAGGATTAGCAACATCTTGATCTCCCAATCTCCATTTTACTAACGTTATAACTTGTCTATTTTTATCTATTATAATCTCAACCTTTAATAATTTTTCATATGGCTTGTAAATACCATCTTCATACTGCTCTTTAAAATTAAAAGAAATTAGATATACATTCTCACTCAATATAGTTTTTGTATAAGTACCGCGCTTATCATAATTAGTCTCTATTTCTGATGGTTCAGGGTTCTGAAACCTAAATGTTAAATCATCATTTAATGTTATAATTTTATTATGCTCTACTGTAAAGATTTCCGTCATATTATTATTTATATCTCATAATAGTAAGGGGTGTATTTGCAATTTAAAAACCCTCTCACATTAATCTCACCGTTTTTAAGAGAGTATGGATAGTTATGTTGTTTGAGATATCCTATTACATGTTTTTTATATGTATTAAATGTTTGTTTATTTAACCATAATGTTTCTTGAAAGAGTTTTTTATCTAACAATGGAAACCGGTTTTCTATTTTATGAGGCCCACATAAATTGCGCAAAACATATGGGTCATCGTAATTACACGCTCTAATATTATTGGTTTTATTAAAGCGTAATTTCAATTCTATATCACTAAACGCAGCTCCGTGACCAGTAATTAAAGTGCTAGATTTATGTTCTTTCATTACTGATGCGACATGACCCATAACTTTAAAAGTAAATTCTGATTCAATATTTTTTTTACTCAAGTCATGCTCAACGAAACAATTATTTTCAAGAAAATATTTTGTTGTAAGTGTATCAAAAATAAAATTGCAATTATAAGCAGGCAAGTCTGTTAAAAAGAATAGCTGTTTATTAGAAGATTTTTTTAAAGTTATATTTTTTGGTATATCTTTAGTAGATATTCCAGCTCTCCAGTAAAATAAATCGTTAGGGTAATAATCATCAGTAATATAAGAAATAGAATTAAATGGTTTATTATATTTTTCTAAGCAGCATGCAATTGCACCGCTATCAATACCGTCACTTAACAGCAAAGTTACATTACTACTATCAGCTGTTTTCATAAGAACTGCTTCTTCGAAAGCCTTTACCCAGTCATCACTATTATCTTTTTTTTCTGTAAAATCAAATTTTGTTATAGGCTTTAACTCAAAACTATTAGTTTTTAAATTAAAAACTGCATAATTATTTTCATAAATTTTAGTGTAATAATCAAACCCTAATACTTTTATTGATGAATATAGAGTGCTAATACAAAATTCATTACTATCTAATGCAAAATAAATTTGTCTTGTACCAAAAGTATCAGCAGATATTATGCTTATGTTGTTTTTGAAATCAAACAGACACAAAGCAAACTCTCCATTTATTTCTTTTATAAATTCTTCCCCGTATTTTTTATATAAGTCTAAAAGGTTTTGATTAGGGGTATAGTTTATACCATCAAAAATTAAAACTAAATCATTAACTTCATCGGTATATATTTGTTCTTTTTCTTCTAATGCATTTAGAATAAACTCAATATTATTTTTATTATATATGTGCTTATAGCTTCCGTAGAATGAGCAAGGCACATTTGCACCTTCTATATCTGCAGTTTTATTGGTGATTAAAAAACTAGACATATATAAATTTTAATTTACCTTCAAAACCACTTATATTAGAAAGTGCTAAATTCTTATCAAACATAATAATAAGTTTTTTGTTCAATAAACTTCTGCATTCAGAAGTAAATTCAATGCCAAATACCATATCATCAAATGCTTGTGCTTCATATGTACCGACAGCATGTAGATCATTATGAATAAATTCAAATTTATCTCTCTTAAGACTCAAATCAAAAAAAGCACCGTCTTTAAAGAATCTTAAATTTTTCAATATTTTGTCAAAAAAAACATTATCCATAATTGATTACCGAGAATTCTCGTATAATATTACTTATATGTCTAGAGTTCTGGTTTTAGTTCCGCATGGTGATGATGAAGTACTCGGATTCGGAGGTACCATTGCAAAGCATGTAGAAGCAGGTGATGAAGTCATTGTAACCACCATGAGAGGTGGCACCACACCGCGCTATATTACACAAAATGCTGACTCTCATAAAGCTAGAGAAGTATTAAAGTATAGTCAGCTATACCAAATTGGTATGGAAGAGATAGACATTTATAATGAACCTTATGGCTTCAAGTGCATTGTGGAAGAACATTTGGTAAAAATTAACCCACATATTTTATACACCACTTTTTTATCAGATAATCATCAAGATCACAAAAGTCTTTTTCAAGCTGTAACTATAGCTGCTAGACCTTGCGGCAGTTTAACTAACTTACAATCTGTTTTTGTAGGTGAAGTATTTTCATCATGTGACCAGTCGTTTTCTTTTATTCGTAATAAATTTATGCCAAATTATTACAACATTCTTCAAGAATATCATCTCAATTTAAAAATTGAAGCACTTAAGAGTTACGGTCAGGAATGTAGAGAATATCCACACCCTAGAAGTGCTGAGATTATACGTGCACACGCTATGACCCGAGGTTCAGAATGTAGAGCTAAATATGCAGAAGCTTTAATGCTATTGAGGCATTATAATGAATAAGGTTCTTATTGTTGGTTGTGGGTATGTAGGATCTGCTATTGCATCAGTCTTCAAGAAGAAAGAACTAACAATAATAGATCCTAAATTTAATAACAATAAGATTTCTGACTTTAAAAATAACCCCTTTGATGCTGTTTTTGTTTGTGTTGATACACCAGAAAAAGAAAATTTTAAACTCTTAGATTCTATTTTACATGAACTCAACACAACTTTAGCTAAAAATACTATTGTTTGCTGCAAAAGTACTGCTTCACCTGTTTTCTACGAACAAGCAGAAAAGAAATATAAAAATATATCAGTGCTTTTTAGCCCTGAATATCTTTCACATTGGAATAATATCAAAGATTTTCAAAACCAAGAATTTTTGATAGTTGGTGGCTATAAGCAATCTGCAACAAAAGTTGTAAAGATCTTAACCAAAAGATTAAAGAAAATTAAGACTGTCGAATATACAGATATAAAAACAGCTGCATTAGTAAAATATTCTGAAAATGGATTTCTTGCCTTGAAAGTTACTTTTGCTAATGAGCTGTATAAAATTCATAAGAAACTAAAATGCAAATCATCATTTATTAATTTTGCAAAACTAGTAGGGTTAGATGCGAGAATAGGACCATCTCATTTTGAAGTGCCTGGTCGCGATAAAAGGTTTGGTTGGGGCGGTCATTGCTTCAATAAAGATAATTATGAATTTGAAAAATTTTCAAAAAGCTCTCTTATAAAATTCATGATAAAGCTTAATAAGACTCATAGAAAAAAAAGTAGTTGAATTATAGAAGGTTTATATTATTATATTTTTATGTTTATCGAAAAATACACAGCCTTCATTAAAGACAATACAACCAAGAAGTCTTTCAAAATAGTGCTTGATGAAAACACTCCAGAAGAAGCACATAAAAAAATATACAATAGGCTTAACTATTATCAGGACATTCTTAAAATAGAGGATTTCGGTAAAGAAGTTGTATTTGATAAAGACAAGGGCTTCATAAATAGTTAAATGATTAATGACTTCTTTGATGATTCAAAGCCATGTCCATCAGAGATTCCTAATTGTGAAAGACTTAGAGAAGAATATAAGAAAGAATTATCTTTGCTCAATCCTAAAGCATGCAAACCTTGTATGATAAATGGAATCAAATCAAAATATATTAATATAATAGCTAATAGCGGAAGATGATTAAGGCGCTCACAGTTTATTTTATTTCTCAGGCTGCGGTATTGTTCTGGTTTTACTCTCCATTTAAGCTATCTCTATATAAATTTATTACTAAAAAAGAAACCTTTTCTCATGATGAAGTAGATCTGTTTCTACTAACAAAATCATCCCTACTAAAAATATTGACTTGTACTTTTTGTTTTAGTTTCTGGACAAGCATTTTGGTTGCATTGTTTTTATCTGAAGATTTGATATCTTTTTTACGCAACTTTTCCTTAAGCTTGGTGCTTCTATTTTTATACGAACAAGTAATTAATTTTTTAAAGAGAGTGGATTAAATAATAATTTAAGCTAATATAAATTTATGTCAGATCAAACAACAGAGTTGCAAACAGAAATCACAATTCAAGATTTAAAAGTGATTGCAGGGGTTTTTGAATTGGCTGCTAGTAAGGGCCTATTCAAAGCATCAGACTTAACATTGGTCGGTAAAATTTTTGACAAAATTAAAGAATCGATTGCAGCTACTGTAGAATGAAAATAGAGCTAGTTAATTTACAAGAAACAGGCACAGCAGTTCACGTAAAGGTGCTAGCTGATAGTAAGGAAGTTGGTGTGCTTTATTTGAGCAATGAAGAACTTGATGGATTGTTAGACCTTATACGCAAGGGAATTACTAAAAGTTCTACTGAATTTGTAAATAGTCTCAATATTGATGATTGTCAAGACGATTTAGAAGACCTGGACGATTAATACGCTCCCTTTTTCATTAAATAATATAATGAAAGAGATTGACTTTATTCAATCTATATGTGAAGAGTTTACCGATATTGTCATCACTGACAAGAAGAAAAACTCTGTAATTTTTCATCTACCTGGCAAATATTTTAAAGAACTTAATAAACGGTTAACTGACAAAGGTTTTGAGCTTACATTCAAAAAGGCTATTAATAAGGGTCATTATACTTGTTCTTACACACTCAAAAAAAAGAAGTAGAATAACTTTTAATTTCCTTTACAATAGGATTAATGTTAAAGTTTGATAAAGTTAAGCATTGTTATAGAAATGTGCATACCAATGAGGAATATACTTCTGCCACAACACTCATTAGTAAGTTTAAGAAGAAGTTTGATGTGGAGTTCTTTGCAAAAAAGACTGCTGATAAAGAAGGTATTACTGTAGAAGAAGTTAAAGCCAAATGGCAGAAGATTAATTCAGACAGTAAAGTCAGAGGAAGCTCTATACATAGCGCTATTGATGAATACAATAAAACAGGGGAGAAACCCCAAGAATTCAAGGATATCCTTGATTCTCTTGAGTCTCTTAAATTATATGATAGATCCATTGCTAAATGTGAAGAGCTTGTTTATAACCACAATTACCGTTTAGCTGGCACAGCAGATTGTATTGAAGATTTAGGCTCTACCTTTAATGTATATGACTATAAAACTAACAAGAAGTTTAATTTGTATTCACAATACAATTCTTTCTTTCTTGATCCTATTTCTCACATGAGTGATTGTGAATACAATGCTTATTCATTACAGCTCTCTTTGTATGCTTACATGTACCAAAGCATGACTGGAAAAAGAGTAGGCAAATTAGGCATAGCATATCTGGATAGTGAGAACAAATTCAATGTTTACTACTCTCCTTATTTGCTCACAGATGTTCAGAAGATTTTAAACCATGTC